CTAGTGCCAGACCTAGCCGTTCCAGTTCCAGTATTTCTTCTCACACGAATTTTTACATTTGTCGCAGAGGCAAGGGTTATTTTCGCTACGGTCACACAAGAGTCATCATAATTCGCAACCTTTTGTTTCGCACAACAAAGAGCGTCGCTAATAACTGTATTGCTAGTATTTGTCACATTTATAATATAATCAAACGCCGAACTATCACCATTACCCATACAAGCAACCCTAGCAATTACAATATAACTACCAGCAGGAACATTTGACGCAGTTACAATATCAGCAAAGTTCGTAGTTAATGTCGTAGTGGTAGAGGCGGCGACATAAATAGGTTGCTTAAAGGTTGTAAAATCTATCTTCTCAGCCGTAACAGCACCGTCTTGTATTTTAGCGGTAGAAACGGCATTAGTATTCAACTTGGTCGTGCTTACGGCACTATCGGCAATATTGGCGTTAGTGACAGGAAATGCGTCATTAGCAATATACTCAATATTGGCAACTATTTGGTCTAGTTCCAGAGCAGTTAAAATATCAAGTGGCACAAAGTCCATATCTGGATAAGGTAATGTTAAAGCCATATTATTTATTTCCTTTCATAAGTTTTATCTATGTAAATGTAAACTTACCGTCAACGGCTATAACACAACTGTGGTTATGAGCAATCGTTACGCTAGAAGATTGCGGTCTAATTGTCATACGAATTAAATTGCTAGCACTATTTCTAGATAATGAACAGGAAATAACAAAATCCGACGGGCTATCAGATGAAAATATGGTACTATTTTCTCCAAAAGCCTCTACATACCCTAATTGAGTAAATGTCACACCAGTCACAGATATATCTACTGGTTTTTCAAGAACAAAAGCACCAGCAACTTCTTTCGGAGAACCAGCCCTTGCTCTTTGCCTACCCGCAACTAACACATTGGTATCACGATAACTTACTACATCACCAGGATAATACCTACCCAAACCCTCATTAGCCAAATATTCTATATTTGCGACCATTTGATTTAACTCACTAGCCAACAATATGTCTAGTGGAACAAAGTCCATATCTGGATATGGTAAAGCCAACGCCATTAGTCACTTCCTTTCAATTTCTTATCAAGATATTCAAAATCATTAGCAGTCGCCATTATCGCCTTTTTTGCTTGGCTCTCAGTAACGGTCTTAGCAACCTCGTCCAATTGCTTTTCTACGACTTTTTTATCACCATTAAAGGTTCTTACAAATAACAAAAATTCAGTTTTCCCCACCTTATAATTTTTAGCGTATCTATACAGAGGTTTATCACTAACACAATAGATATTAACTTCGTTAAGATACCTCGTGCCAGTAGGGTGTTCCCTAACCGTAAAAGTTTCCTTGTGAAAGGTTGTTTTCCAAATTGCGATTTTGTCAATGATTATTTCCATAATTTCATTATAAGTATTATAAGGAACTACTATCAAGCAAAGAATAACCCCTCACTAAGAGGGGTTATAATAACCACGCACAAAACTAACACTTACCACCATAAAACTTAGCAACAATATCTCGTTGCCATTTAAGTATTTCTACCGTTGCTGGACATTTCTCAGCCCATAACTCAATAAGTAAATCTAAGCGCTTTTCAACTGAGTCATTTTCAATGTCAATTAAACCCAGTTCTTCCAACCTACAAATCTCGTTATAAGCCATACGACACTCTGCCCCATTAGGTGTAGGTATATCGTGTATCTTTGAGTGTATCTCTCGGTGTAATGTCGCTTGTGGAATATACTTACCCATATATGGGTGTTGCCTTAACAATCTCGCATAACCTTGTTGCCAATGCCTGCCTTGAAATAACAAGTGGTGAAAATCTTTGGTATAGTAATCAGGTCTGCTTTTACGCTTTCTACCCTTATGCTTCCTAGACACATACATCACCCCCTTATTTTGTTATGCTTATATCGTAAAGTCCGTATTTATCGCATATCACTAAAACCTGAGGTATTTCAATTAACGAAATATCGTTACGATAAGCATACACTTCCGTTTCAAGGTCTGTTACATTAACCTTAAAATCTTTTAATTCCTCATACAACTCACGAGAATTAACTTTTTGCTGAAATGTAATACAAATACGCATATTTTACCCCCTTTCGTGTGTGTGCGTGGTTTTTAAGGTGCGTGTGCTTTTACACACTCTAAACTCTCAACTCGTTAAGAACTCGGAGTGTGGCTCAGGTTATAAGCACTCTTTCTACCCTAACCTAAGCCTTTAATTAAGTTTTTGTTTTAGAGAAAATGATTAACTAAGGGAAGATAACTTTTAATGCCGTAAGGTGCGATAAGAGCAAAATCACAAGGTAGTAAGACAATAAATGTCACCCCACCAACAGAGCAACATTAGGAAAAATCGTGCCATTATAGCGATAATTAAGGCAACCGTTATTAAAATCAAAAACAACACCACCAACAATATAATCTCAACCTTATGTTTTTTAATAAAGTTTAGCGTCCTATTCATACCTAGTCCTTTTTATCGTTCTGAATTTTAGCAATACCCAAAACAGTTCCTAAGAACAAAGAAATCGCAGACAAGGTGGTTAAAATTGCGTCGATAGGAATATTCCAACCCCAAGCCTTAGCGAGTGTAGAAATTAACACACCAATAGCAGGAATAACTATCCAAATCACCCACCTTAACACCTCATATAATTTGCTATTCATTTCTTTTCTCCTTTCTTAAATAACCCTTTAATAAAGTTAATAATCGCCATAATAACTCGCTCAAAGATATTCTCCATTTCAACTGGCTTTTCCGGCTCTACTGGCTCAGGTTCTTCAACACTTGGCTCTGGCTCTGGTGTAGGCTCTGGCTCAACCACAACTGGCTCGGGTTTAGGTTCTTCCTTTGGCTTTTCAACTGGCTTACTTGGCTCTTGGTAATAACCAGCATATTTACTCCAAGCGACACTATCTATACACGCAATATCTTTGTCTAAACTGCCTTGACAAGAGGTGTATTGCCATATACACCAAAACTCCCACGAGCCAATGCCATAAGGCATATCGTCTGGTGTTGGCTCTGGTGGATTTGGCACATCATATTGGGCTGGATAACCCGCAATCCATAAACCATAATATGGTGATACACTACGCCAATCATACCCATTAACCACACTAGCACTCATATAAATCATTGGTCTAATGCCAGTCTTTTCATAAACCCTATCTAACCACCTCTTAGCCCAATCTACTTGCCAAACATTAACTTCCCAGTCTAATACTGGAATTGCTTGCCTAAAATACCCTTGCGTTTCTTGAATAAAATAATCAGCCTCTTGCTCTGGTGTATTTCCTAAATCTGGTCTAGCAAAATGGTAAAACCCTAATAACTTCCCTTGTGCTTTCGCTCTTTGGTAATGGTCGTCACAAGTTCTATCTGTAAAACCAACACCCTCGGTGGCTTTAACAATAACAAAATCTTTCGCCCAATCGCCAGTTCCTACGCCATTGTAATTTGATATGTCTAACCCACTAAGCATTGCTTTTTTCCTCGTTTATATTTTCATTATAACTAGCGAGAAGTTGGTCGTTCAAGCACCTAGCACATTTCTTAAACTCTAACCCCAAAAATAAACTAATCACACCAGCCAAAATATCAGCACTTTGCTTAACTTGCTCTAAACTTTCTTTGCTTTGTTTTGCGTCATAAACTTCAACGGCTAATGTATAGGCTTTAATTGCGTGCTTAAACTCACACCAATACTCCAAATTGGCGTCTTCTGCGTTATTCACGACCAATAACATATCTTTTCGCCTTTGTGCCAATGTCGCACAATATAGACTTTTGCAATTTTCGTCGTCTAACTTCTCTGCCAAGTGGTCGCACAAGGCTAATTCTTCGCCAATTTTATGTATCAAATCTAATAGCCACGCACGAGAAGTCATTTCTTAATAATCTCGTGAATAACTTGCTCGTCTATGTTATGCCTCTTTGCCCAGTCCGTAAACATTGAGGTCATATACATATTGCCTTTTAATACTCTAAAATAATGGTTCGCCAAAGTAATAATGGCATCAATATTATCAGGGTCTAAACTCATTAACAGCACTAACTGAGTTCTATCTTCGCTACGCTCTAACGACAAAGTGCGTTCTTCCAACTTATCAACCTTATTTGCCGTTTCGTTGGCTCTTTTTCTATCTTCTTGGGTAAACTGGCAATTCTTGTTCTTATCTCTGCGAGTGATTAAAAACTTCAAAAACTCTATAACACTTGTAGAGGTTATAATCGTTAAAATAAACTGCCACCAAACCATTTATTTTACCTTGCCCACTTCTACGGCTTTAACTACACCGTTCTTAATTTCAAAATCAAAGTGCTTTTTACAACCTTG